TGCTAATGAGTGGTTCGGTGAAGATGAAGCGATGACCCATGCAGCATTGGGTTATCATCGTAAATTAGTGGAGGAAGAGTATCTTGATCCACAGAGTGATGACTACTACGGAAAGATTAATACATATATGAAGAGTAATTTCCCTCATAAATTTGTTGACAATTCAGAAAATAGTAGTAAAGTAGTAAGTAACGGTCCAGTCCAGACTGTAGCAGGAGCCGGTAGATCGGCGGGTGTTAAAAGTGGACGCAAAGTAAAACTCACACAAAGTCAGGTAGCAATAGCGAATCGATTGGGTGTGCCTCTTAAAGAGTATGCGAAATATGTATAGGAGTAAATACTATGACAGCAACAGTAAATAAAGCAAAGACCGCAAGAGCGGCAACAACTCGCAATAGCGAAACTCGTTCTAACAAACCTTGGGCACCGCCTTCGATGTTAGATGCGCCAGAGCCACCTCCTGGTTTTCATTATAGGTGGATACGTGAATCTGCCGCAGGGCAGTTGGATAGTACAAATATGAGTAAGCGGATGCGTGAGGGTTATGAGCCTGTTCGTGCTGAAGATCACCCAGAGTTTGCATCACCAACTGTTCAAGACGGACAGCATGCAGGTGTTATAGGGGTAGGGGGTTTAATCCTTGCCAAAATCCCGGATGAGACTGTTGGGCAACGTAATGAATATTACCGCGCACAAACTGACGGACAGATGGACGCAGTTGACAACAATCTCATGCGGGAAAGTGATTCTAGTATGCCAATGGGCGCGCCGAATAGGAAGTCTACGACTTCGTTTGGTAGCCGATAGCAGATTAGATTATATTTCGTTTAATTTTTAATAGGAGATTTAGCAATGGCTAATTCAAATAATCCAAACGGGTTTACTCCTGCTTACCATTTAACTGGTGGCACTATTCGCATGAATGAGATGCGTATCGCAGATGACTATGCTACAAGCATTTTCGCTGGTGATCTTGTATCTCAGGCAGCAGATGGTACTATCGCGGTAGCAGGTGAGGGAGATCAACCAATCGGTGTATTCGCAGGTTGTTCTTATACTAAAGACAGCGGGGAAGTAGTGTTCAGTTCACACTGGGCAGCGAGTACTTCAGTGAACGGTTCATATGCTACAGCTAATGTATATAGTGATCCAAACATTGCGTATCGCGCCCAATTTGAAGGAGCTTCAGGTATCGCAGATATCGGACAGCTTGCTGATATGGAAACTACACACGCAGGTAGTACAGTAAATGGCCGCTCTGGTCAGGAGATTAGCTCCGCCACAGGGACCACTACTGCTACACTTCGTATTCTTGATTTTGTTGATTCACCTGACAATGACTCAGAGTCTGACAACGCAGAAGCGTATGTTCAGATTGTAGAGCATAAGTTAAGTGAAGCACCTGTCGCAACTGGCGTATAAGGAGACCTAAATTATGGCTATTAATCGCGCACAACTTGTAAAAGAGCTAGAGCCAGGGCTGAACGCATTGTTCGGTCTTGAGTATCAGCAATATGGTGATGAAACCAAAATGATCTTCGATTCTGAAAGTTCTGACCGAGCTTTTGAGGAAGAGGTTATGTTAGGTGGATTCGGAGCAGCTCCAACTAAAGCAGAAGGCGCAGGGGTTACTTATGACTCTGCACAAGAAGCTTGGACAGCTCGCTATCAGCATGAGACTATCGCGCTTGCTTTCGCATTGACGGAAGAGGCAATTGAAGATAATCTTTATGATAAACTTTCTTCGCGTTATACTAAGGCACTTGCTCGTAGTATGGCTCACACTAAGAATGTTAAGGGTGCGTCTGTTCTGAACAACGCATTTAACTCAGCATTTGCAGGCGGAGACGGTAAGGAACTGATTGCGACAGATCACCCACTACTTAGTGGTGGAGTTATGTCCAATGAGCTAACTACTCCAGCAGATATGAATGAGACTTCTCTTGAGTCGGCTCTTATTCAGATCTCTGAGATGACAGATGAGCGTGGTCTCAAAGCAGCAGTCCGTGGACTCTCTTTGGTGATCCCTGCAAGTCTTGCTTTCGTTGCAGAGCGTGTATTGAAATCTGACCTGAGTACTACTATTTCAAATAGTGCTACGAATGTTAATGACATCAATGCTCTGAAATCGAAAGGTATGCTGTCAGGCGGATATGATGTTAATCATTATCTTGTTGATAGCGACGCTTGGTTCATAAAAACTGACGCTCCAAACGGGCTGAAGCATTTCCAGCGTGCTGCAATGAAAACAGGCATGGAAGGTGACTTCGAGTCTGGTAATGTACGCTTCAAAGCTCGCGAACGCTACAGCTTTGGATACTCTGATCCTCGTTCAATATTTGGATCAGCAGGTGCATAGTTCTTAGTTATTAAGGACTTAGAAACCCCGCTTCGGCGGGGTTTTTTGTTGCTTACAATAAAGAGTAGGTGCGGCCCAACTAATACTTGACAGTTGTGTTTAATAGTAGGATACTTTACTTACTTACTTAATTAACAACAGGAATATATTATGCACAACGATGCACATGCTACAACACTAACAAGCAGCGGCGTGGTGACTGCGGGCCCAGGTCGCGTGGTTAGTATTCTATATGTAGGTGGTTTAGCCGCCGGCAGTATTAAAATAAGAGATGGAGGCGCAAGCGGTACAGTATTGTTGGATTTAGCAACTACTAACGGCGGCTCCAAGCAGTGTGATTTTAGTCATACTCCGTTTCGCTGTTCGACTGACATATATGTAGAGTTAACTACTATCACATCCTGCACGGTGGTTTACAACTAAGATGGCTACTAGCGGCACAAGTAATTTTAATCTCGATGCTTCTGATGTTATAGAGGAAGCATATGAGCGGTGCGGTAAAGAGTTACGATCTGGATATGACGCTAAAACAGCGAAGCGTAGTCTGAATCTGCTTCTGCAAGAAATTCAAAATAGCCATAAGCCACTTTGGAAAGAGGTGCTAACCACCCAGACATTAGTGCAGGGCACAGCGTCCTATACGCTAGGGGCTAACATCATTGACATCAGCGATGTAGTACTCAGACGCACCGGTGATGATACCCCTATGAGTTTAATTGACAGAGGGACTTATCAGAGTCTACGAACTAAGACCACTGAAGGTAGACCATCGCAAGTTTATTTTGAGAAAGCAATCCCTTCAGTTATACACATCTACCCTGCTGCTGAGAATGCGACTGACACAGTCAGGTTCTATGCCCGTGAGCGCATCGAGGATGTAGGCGGGTATGATAATGAGTTAGACATACCGATTAATGCAGTACCTGTTGTAATTTCAGGACTTGCTTACGCGTTAGCTATTAAGGTAGCACCAGAGCGAGCATCTGATTTGAAGTTCATTTATGACGAAGAGTTACTACGATTCAAACAAGAAGATGCTAGTAACGCGAGTCTTTATATTTTACCCGGTGGGAGGAAGAAGTAATGGGGAGCTTCTTACAGAACGGGGCGTTTGATGCTGTGTTGAACGGCATGTTTAAGATGAAAAACCCAGTCACGACCAACATCTATATGCGTGATCCGGCTAGCGGGGAGCAGGTGCATTACCGTAATGATAATGCTATGGAGGGTTTTGCGGAAGCTTGGTTAGGCGGGCAGCCTACCCAACCCGGTGGTGACACAAGAGGCGAGACAATGGCCCGTTTAAAAAGTGAACAACCCAATGGTGGAACAATACCAATGAATGACTTCATACCTTTTGTAACGGAAGGTAATCGTCACTTTCAAAGGGTCGGTGGTACGCCTGATCAACCTGGGTTTAGTATGTCACAAGATACATTTAAGAAACTTGGTACTCCTAACTTTAATGCTATGCGGCAGGTCGTCCAAAACAACCCAGACTGGCAGTTCGGGCAGCGTTGGGCGCAGCCTCAGCAAGGTATCGGCGGGTTACCGCAGTCGTTACGCTACCAGCCGACTTATAATCAAGAAACTAAAATGATAGATGGTAGGCCACATAAGTGGGACGGCACTAAGTGGGTCGCCGCCAAAGGTTACTAAATGGCGTTTGCATCTGGTAAACATTCCCGTGCGATGTGTGACCAGTGCGGTGACGAAGTTGCCTATACTGATTTAAAGAAGCAGTGGGATGGTTTGCTAACTTGCGGGGAGTGTTTCGATACGCAACACCCTCAGGATAGACCTAGTACTCACGCCCCTGATGCAGAGGCATTAAATGAACCTAGACCGGATAACAACGATCAAAATACAGCGATATATACTCAAGTAGATAACCAGTGGGAAACCGATAATCCGTTATGAATTATTCAACATTAGTACAGGCGATAAAAGATTACACAGAGAATGAGGAAGCGACATTCGTCTCTCAAATCGGCAATTTTATTGAGTTTGCGGAACTACGAATCCTTAGAGAAGCGGATCTTAATGTCGCTCGCAAGTATGCAACTTCTACGTTAACCGCTGGGGATACGTATCTTAGCCTTCCAACCGATATAGCTATAATCAGATCAATGCAGATCATAGTGAGCAATGTTAGAACATACTTACAACAAAAAGACACTTCATTTATAAATGAGTATATCGGGGATAGAACCACAACTGGGACTCCTCGTTATTATGCTCATCAGGATCATGACACAGCATCAGTTGCACCAGCTCCAGGTAGTGACACGACTATCGAATTGAGTTACACTTATATACCAGCAGGGTTGTCCGCATCCACAACTACAACTTGGATTGGTGATAATGCACCTCAAGCACTGTTATATGGCTGCTTGTTAGAAGCTTCGATGTTTATGAAATCAGAAGCCGCAGATGTACAGGGTTACGAAGCTCGATATGGACAGGCACTACAGGCATTGTTGGTACAGGAAGATATGCGAAACCGTACTGACGAATACCGAGATAGATCAATTAAAATAGGAGATAAGTAAGATGGCAATAACACAAGCACTATGTACATCCGCTAAGGTGGAGTTGTTACAAGGGTTGCACGATTTCACAGCGAGTACAGGTGATAGTTTTAAAGTTGCTTTGTACACATCAAGCGCAACTTTGGATGCAACTACTACCGTATATAGCACAACAAATGAAGTGAGCGGCACAGGTTATACAGCAGGCGGGGCGGAGTTGACTGAGATTACTCCTACTTCCTCTGGAACTACTGCGTTTATTGACTTCGGGGATTTAACTTGGAGCAGTGCTACATTAACAGCACGCGGAGCGTTGATTTACAATGCAACCAACGGCAATCGAGCTGTAGCAGTACTTGATTTTGGTTCTGATAAAGTCTCAACTAATGGTGACTTTACAATCCAGATGCCAGCGGCAGACGCCAGTAACGCGATTGTCAGGCTTACCTAATGACTGATGTACTCATCCCTTTAGATGGATGGGGTAGAGGCGGTTGGAATACTGGCTCTTGGGGACAAGGGTCAACTGGTTTTGAGGTATCGTCGCAAGTAGGTGACGAGGTTGTAAGTGCTGGAGCTACGGTTGCTGTAGATACAACAGTAGAAGGCTGGGGCAGAGGTGGTTGGAACACAGGTGCTTGGGGAACTGGGTCAATTGAGGTTGATATTACAAGTGCCCTCGGGACAGTTAATACAACAGGTACAGCGGTAATAACACCAACTGGGTTAACTAGTGCTGTTGAATTAGGTAGTGAAACGGTAACCGCTGAGTGTATACTTACAGTTACAGGAATCCACAGCTATACAGGGCAGGGTGACGAAGTAGTACACGCCCAAGCCGTTGTATTACCGATGGGCGCTGTTGTAGTTACAAACGACGGTGTGGTGATTGTTTCAGGTAGTAGTTATTACACAACTACAGGTCTAGCAACTGCT